ATGGCACAAACAGGCTTTACACCCATAGCTCTATACAACACGAGTACGGCTGCTGCTGTACCTGTTAATACTAATCTGGTTAATGGCGAACTGGCTATTAACATTACAGACGAAAAGCTGTACTTCAAGAACGCCGCTGGCACAGTCAAGCTACTTGCTGCAAATCTTACACCAGTAGCAAACGGTGGTACGGGCGCAGCAACCCTGACTTTAAACAACGTCTTGCTAGGAAATGGAACTTCTGCTGTACAAGCGGTAGCACCGGGAACTAGCGGCAACGTACTGACTTCAAACGGTACAACTTGGTCATCGACCACACCAGCAGCGAGTGGGGTCAGCAAAGGCCAATCTATCGCTTTCGCAATGATCTTTGGTCTGTAATATGTTGACCCAAGCAATGGTTCGTGAAATGTTTGACTACCGCGAGGACGGTAACTTCATTAGAAAAACACAAGTAGGAACACGGGGGGCAATTGGTACAGTTGCTGGTTGTAAGCAACGTGCTGGTGATGTAAACAATCGTTATTCTGTGGTTGGTATTAATGGTGTTAACTTATGTTTGCATAAATTAATTTTTATGTGGCATAACGGATATATGCCAAAGGTTCTTGACCACATTAATGGCAACTCCAAAGACAATCGTATTGAAAATTTACGGGTTGCTACACATAGCCAGAATATGCACAATCAAGGCATCAGGAAAAACAACACTTCTGGGGCCAAAGGGGTTAGTTACAACAAAACGTCAAATAAATGGTATACCTATATTTCTCTATTGGGGAAACGAATTGGTCTGGGTTACCATGATGATTTTGAATTTGCTGATTTAGTAGCTACAGAAGCTCGTGATTTATATCACGGACAATACGCAAGACACATTTAAAGGAATAATTATGGCAAACCCTAATTTTTTAAACATGACCTCGTTGACGGGGAACACAACGTACCTTACACCAGCCAACACCACGGCTAACACGCTTCTGTCTAATGCAGCCTCAAGCGGATTGGTGTACAGAATTGACCAAATAGTATGCGCTAACGTCAATGGTGGCTCTGCTGTAAACGCAACTGTGGCTATCAACAGCGCAGCGGCTGGTGCTGGTACGAACTACCCTGTCATCTCCACCATCTCAGTGCCAGCTAGTGCGTCTGTGATTGCTGTGGATAAGACGACAAGTATCTACCTTATGGAGAACAGTTCCATCGTAGTGACCTCTGGTACGTCAAGCGGCATCACTTACACCTTGAGCTACGAATCCATAGCAGCGTGAGGGTAGCCCCATGACTATTAGGCAGCATAATTTAGGCAGCATTGTCAAGCCGGGGTTCAATCCTTTGGGGGTGCAGACGAGTGTCACTTACTACAATTTGTTTAGTTGGGGTGGAAACTCTCAAGGGCAACTTGGACTAGGAAACTTAACTTCTTATTCATCTCCAAAACAAGTGGGTAGCTTAACCACATGGTTAAAAATTGCTGGTGGAAATTACCATACGATAACTACTAAAACTGACGGTACGCTTTGGACATGGGGATTTAACGGTGATGGTCAACTTGGATTAGGGGATACGATTAAAAGATCATCTCCGGTACAAGTAGGTGCATTAACTAATTGGTTAAATATAGCTGGCGGTTATAACTTTACTATAACAACTAAGACAGATGGAACTTTATGGTCTTGGGGTATAAATCCTTTTGGTCAGTTAGGCCTTAGCAATACGACTTATTATTCATCTCCAAAACAAGTAGGAGCATTAACTACTTGGTCAAAAGTTGCGGGTGGTCGTCGCCACACCATTGCCACTAAGACAGATGGAACTTTATGGACATGGGGATATAACGCCTTTGGTCAACTTGGACTTGGTAACACTACCAACTACTCATCGCCTAAACAAGTTGGTGCTTTGACCACTTGGTTAAACATAGCTGCTGGCTATGCAAACATAACAGCCATGAAGACTGATGGAACAATTTGGGCATGGGGTCGTAATGATTTTGGTCAGCTTGGCCTTGGTAATAGAACCAATTATTCGTCTCCCGTCCAAGTAGGGGCGCTAACCACTTGGTCAACTATTGCAAACGGGTATCGTCATACTCTAGCTACCAAAACAGATGGTAGTTTATGGACATGGGGATTAAATAATGCTGGACAACTTGGGTTGGGGAATACAACTGATTACTCTAGTCCGAAACAGATTGGCGCATTAACTACTTGGTTAAAAATTACTTCTGGTAAATACCAAACACTATCCGTAAAAACAGATGGAAGTTTATGGATATGGGGCCAAAACAGTGATGGGCAACTTGGTTTAAACAACACAACATATTATTCCTCCCCTAAACAAGTTGGTCTATCAACAACTTGGTCAACTATAGGGGCCGGGTATAACTTTACCATAGCCCTAGGATAAACAATGGCAACAACAATAACATCAGGCGTCCAATACTCCGGCATCTGGACAATGCAACAGGTGAATGCCGCTGTAGCTGCGGGGACTTGGCCTATCGCTTATGGGCCTCAAGGTTTATGGAGTTGTGGAACTGGTTCATCGGGTGGATTGGGCCTTGGAAATACCACTTCTTATTCATCACCAAAACAAGTTGGCAGTCTCCTAAATTGGGCAAAAGTTAGTGCTAGAAACAATTACGGCGTTAGTGTAAAAACAGATGGAACCTTATGGAGTTGGGGTAATAATGTATATGGTAATTTGGGTTTAGGTAATACAACTTCTTACTCTAGCCCAAAACAAATTGGAGCATTAACTACTTGGGCATCAATTAGCGGTGGTCAGTATTCTCCAATGGCAATTAAAATTGACGGAACTCTTTGGGCTTGGGGATACAATGCAAGTGGTCGCCTAGGTCTTGGTGATACCACTAATCGTTCAAGCCCCGTGCAAGTTGGAACTTTAACTAACTGGGCAAGTATTTCTTCATCTTTAGGTGGTGGATCAGTCTTTGCTATAAAAACAGACGGTACTTTTTGGGTTTGGGGTGGTAACGGTTCTGGAAATCTAGGGCTTGGAAATGTTACTTCTTATTCTTCTCCAGTTCAATTAGGGGCATTAACTAATTGGACAGCTTCTGGTGCTAGATACGATGGTGGAATGGGCATTAAGGGCGGGGAATTGTGGGTATGGGGTTCTGGGTATGCTGGTCAACTTGGACTTGGAAATACCACTTCTTATTCATCACCAAAACAAGTAGGTTCTTTGACTAATTGGTTAAAGCTAGACGGTGGGAATGGTTTTGTACTTTCTGTAAAAACAGACAAAACTATGTGGTCATGGGGAACAAATGACAAAGGTCAATTGGGATTAGGTAACACAACTTACTATTCATCTCCAAAGCAAGTAGGCGCTTTAACTACTTGGTTAAACATAACTTGTGGAGAGTACACCGCATTAGCTACTCAAACCACTAAAACATTGTGGGGCTGGGGTCGTAATAGCAGTGGTCAACTTGGCCTTGGAAACATTACTTATTATTCATCACCAAAACAAGTTGGTTCTTTGACAAACTGGGTTGATGTTTCAGAAGGAAATGCAATGACTCTTGCCATCCAGAGTTAGAATTTAACAATGAACAAAACACTCCACTTCCTCTCAGGTATCCCTCGCTCCGGCTCCACGGTGCTTGCTGCCATTCTGAATCAAAACCCAATGACCCACGTTTCAACAACGTCTGGTCTGGTTCATGCGCTGGATGGCTTGGCAAACACTTGGCATTCTGCTGGGTTGCTGAACGAGAACGACCCTGAGAGAACGAAGTTGGCTCAGACGATGCGTGGTGCGATTGATGCGTTCTACGAGGATGAAACTGCCCCTGTCATCATCGACAAGTCCCGTGGCTGGCCTATCGCGCAGATTATGGCGGCTATGTCTCAGGTGCTGGGTAAGCAACCTAAAATCATCGCTACGGTTCGTTCAGTGCCAGACTGCGCTGCGTCCTTTGTGCGTGTGGCAAAGCCTGAGAATCTTGACGAGTTCATGTACTCCGGTCAGTTGATGGATCACCTGAAGGCTGCTTACATCTCGCTCCAGAACGGCTACAACTTCGCTCCTGAGAACTTCTTGTTCGTTGAGTATGAAGACCTCTTGGCTGACCCCAAAGCGCAGTTGGCCCGTATCCACACCTTCTTGGAACTGCCTGAGTTCAGCTACGACTTTGACAACATTGACGGTTCTACAGTGGCTGAAGATGACGAGAACTTACACGGTCATGCGGGGATGCACGATGTCAAGCCCAAGCTGGAAGCACAGCACAAGCAAGACCCCAAAGACTTGCTCAAATCCCACTACTCTTCATTCTGTCAGCCTGAGTTCTGGCTAGAGACACCTCGCACAACACCAGAGCTTCATGCACTGGATATGCAGCTTGCAGCCTCTACAACAGGTGACTTCGCTGAAGGCTGGCGCTTGGCTCAACAACTGGAAGCTGACGAACCCACGAACCACCGCGCAGCCTACAACCGTGGCTGGTATCTGCTGCGTCAAGGCCAGATTCAAAAGGGCTATCAACTGATGGACAGAGGTCGTGCAGCGGGTGTATTCGGCAACAAAGCACCAGCAGTGCCTACCCCACAATGGGACGGTAAGACTAAAGGCATTGTTCTTCTCAACCTAGAAGGCGGCTTAGGCGACCAGATTCACCAAGTACGCTACGCCAAGTACATCGCTGCCCGTGGCTGTAAAGTCATTGTGGCTTGCACAGGCTCACTCGCTTCTTTGTTTGTTGATGTTGAAGGCGTGTCCTCCGTGATTCAGCACGAAGCTGTGTTCGGCATCTACCACGACTTCTGGGTAGCTGGTATGTCGGCTGTAGTGCCACTAGGCTTTGATTTGGCAGACATCTCTGGTGCGCCCTACCTGACTAAGCCTACGACGATTAAAGGCCGCAAGAAGCGCATTGGCTTGCGCTGGCAAGGGTCTACTCAGTTTGAAGCTGAACACAATAAACGATTCCCATACGAGTTGATGTTTGCCGCTGTCAAGGACGCAGATGCTGAGTTCATTAGCTTGCAACGTGACGAAGGCGCAGACGCTGCTCCTGCTTGGGTTAAGCAAGTACCTCTGAATAGCTGGGAAGACACCCGCGCTGCTGCTGCTAGCTGCGACTTGGTGATTAGCTCTTGCACTTCGGTGAGTCACATCGCTGCTGCTATGGGTGTGGAGACTTGGGTGATTACACCTGTGATGCCCTACTTTCTGCACTGCATGGACGTTTACGCTGATGACGGTTTGGCATCTTGTATCTACTACGACAATCTGCGACTGTTCCGTCAAGAAGTGTTTGGTGAGTGGACACAACCATTTGATGCTGTCAAAAGCACGTTGGCTAAGAAGTACCCCACTGCTAAATTAAGGAGTGTTGCATGAGTTTTAGATACAGTTCGGGAATAAACAAACCGGGGTTCAATCCTTTGGGGGCGCAGACGAGCGTCACTACTTATTACCCGTATTTGTACTCTTGGGGGTTAAATAATCTTGGTCAGTTGGGTTTGGGTAATACCACATACCAATTTGATGCCCCACAACAAGTTGGAACATTAGCTAATTGGCTTAATGTTTCAGGTGGTTATCGTAATACAACTGCTATTAAAACAGATGGAACTATTTGGTCATGGGGTCGAGGTGCAGAAGGTCAGTTGGGTATTGGTAACACAACAAATTATTCTTCCCCTAAACAAATTGGCGCTTTAAATAATTGGTACAAAGTTGCAAACGGAGCTAATCATGTGTTAGCCACAAAAACTGACGGTACACTTTGGGCTTGGGGAAGAAACAATACTGGTCAATTAGGTTTAGGCAACAAAACTTATTATTCATCTCCAAAACAAGTAGGTGCTTTAACCACATGGCTTAATATTTCTGGGGGTGGTAATGGATTTTCTATGGCTACTAAAACTGATGGAACTTTGTGGATTTGGGGTGCTAATGGTGATGGTCAATTAGGTTTAGGAAACTTAGTTTATAAATCTTCACCTAATCAAGTTGGTGCGTTAACTAATTGGTCACTTGTTTCTTGTGGTAGTGATTGTTCAATGGCAACTAAAACTGATGGTACTTTGTGGGTTTGGGGAAGAAATAATTCTGGTAGATTGGGTCTTGGTAATACAACTGCTTACTCATCTCCAAAACAAGTAGGAGTTTTGACTAATTGGCTAAATATTTCAAATGCTGTAAATAGTATGATAGCTTCAAAAACAGACGGAACGCTTTGGTCTTGGGGTGGAAATCGTAACGGTCATTTAGGTTTAGGTAATGTGACAGATTACTCATCTCCAAAACAAATTGGTTCTTTAACTAATTGGTTAAATGTTTCCAGTGGTCATTATCATTCTTTATCTCGAAAAACAGATGGAACTTTATGGTCTTGGGGTTGGAATGGTAATGGTCAACTGGGATTAGGTAATGGAACAAATTATTCATCTCCAAAACAAGTGGGTGCATTAACTACATGGCTTAATGTAACTTGTGGCAACTACTTTACGTTAGCTAACTTTTACTAAGAACACAATATGCCAGTAACAACAATAACATCAGGCGTTCAATACTCCGGCATCTGGAGTCTCGCAGGGCAAGCTAACGCTAAGGCGTTGGGGACTTGGCCTTATCCTCCTGCGCCGCATTTGTTATCTTGGGGAAGCGGATTATTTGGAGATTTGGGTATTGGCAACACTACAAGCTACTCCAGCCCAAAACAAATCGGGTCATTGAGCACGTGGGCCAATGTATCTGGTTTTCAATACACCAGTTTTGCTACAAAAACTGATGGGACTCTGTGGTCTTGGGGATTTAACTCTCAAGGCCAGCTTGGATTAGGCAACACTACAAACTACTCTAGTCCAAAACAAATAGGATCATTAACAACGTGGTCTAAGATATCTAGTGGTCAATATTTTGCTCTATCAATTAAAACAGATGGCGCATTGTGGTCGTGGGGATCAAATACTTCTGGTCAGCTTGGTTTAGGCAATACTACAAGCTACTCTAGTCCCAAACAAATAGGATCACTCACAACGTGGTCTAAAATATCTTCGGGGGGCGCGTTTGCTGCCGCTATAAAAACAGATAATACTTTATGGGTTTGGGGGGCAAACAATTTTGGTCAATTAGGATTGGGAAATACCACCGATTACTCATCTCCTAAACAAGTGGGTGCGCTCACAAATTGGTCAAACATAGCCACTCACCAAAATCATATTCTTGCCACTAAAACTGACGGCACATTGTGGGCGTGGGGTAGAAATTTTTATGGTCAATTGGGATTAGGCACATCAGGTACGTACTCTACGTTTTCATCACCTCAACAAGTTGGGGCATTAACAACATGGGCGAGTATCAAAACAGGTGCTGGTAGCACAATCGCCGTTAAGACAGACGGAACTTTGTGGACTTGGGGTAGGAATGCTAATGGTCAATTAGGATTGGGAAATACCACCGATTACTCATCTCCTAAACAAGTTGGCGCGCTCACAAATTGGTTAAATATAGCAAGTGGTGGGTATTTTAATCTGGCTACAAAAACCGATACTTATTTATGGTCTTGGGGCCAGAATGGGGATGGGCAATTAGGGCTGAGTAATACTACAGACAAATCCAGCCCCACGCAAGTGGGCGCTTTAGCCACGTGGTCTACCATAGGCGCGGGTTTTTACTATGCATTAGCAATTGCTACTACGTAAACCAGAGTTAGAATTTAATTTTTAAAAAGGAAAAATCATGTCATTATTCGTTCGCATTCAAAACAATCTCGTAACCGACTGCTGGGACACACCTCCCCCTGCTGGTCAAGACGGTTGGAAATCAGCCGTTGAAGTTCGTCCAGCTATCACAGCGCATCGTCAAGGCTACACAGCCCACACGTTTAATCTGTCCACTGACCCAGTGCAGATTGTGTACAACACCTACGACATCCCTGTCGCAGACCGCAAAGCTGGCATGAAAGCCAATGCCTCGTTCAGCTTCCAGCAAGTTGTCCAAGAGCAGATGCGTGACCCATCGAAGTACGACCCTGCTGCTGTCGCTGCTGCACAAGCTGCCGTTGCTCCAAAGGTTGCTGCCATCGAAGCTGCCACAACGCACGATGAACTTGATACACTTATGGGATGAAAATCCTCATCCTCGGTTTACCCGGAACTGGCAAAACCACACTAGCAGAAGCTCTTGCAAGGGAGCTTCAGTGCGTTCACTTTAACGCTGACGACATACGCAAGCACATCAACAAGGACTTGGGCTTCTCTGAAGCTGACCGAATTGAGCAAGCTAGGCGTATGGGTCATCTGTGCAACATCACAAGCAAGTGGGGCGCTAACGTCATTGCTGACTTCGTTTGCCCTACAGAGGAAACTCGTAAGGCTTTTGATGCAGACTTCGTGATCTGGGTAGACCGTATCAAAGAGGGGCGCTTTGCTGACACAAACAAGATATTTGTACCACCAGCTAAGTTTAACTCTAGGGTGACAGGTGCTTTCGATAACTGCTTTCCAACGTATCAGGCAGAGCAGTTGGCTGGGATGATTCGCAGCTTTAGAAAGACGTTGTAATCGTCTAAAATACAAAAATTTTGAATCAACCTCATGACACCTGATGAACGTGCCGAATTAGTAGCTGATATTGCTTCAGCGATACGAATTAGAAACACTGACGCAGGATTGTCTGAGGAGGAGCAACGCTGGGTCAAGATGGCTATCCAGAAAGAAGCTCAGAGTATTGAATTGAGAAAAGCCATCATTGAAAAGACATTAACTGGCCTAGTATGGATGGTTTTACTAGGTCTAGGTTCCATGTTTTTAAGCTGGGCTAGTCAACATGGGTATAAACCATGATGGCATTTGTTGTCCTTTGGTACTGGTGGGAAAACGTAAAGGAACAGTATGAACTTTGATTCTGCTTTTGATAAGCTGTTAGGTCACGAGGGTGGCTATTCAAATTTGTCATCTGATCCCGGTGGAGAGACAAATTGGGGTATTTCTAAAAGAAGTTACCCAACCCTGAACATTGCAAGCTTGACAAAGTTTGATGCCAAAACTATTTATAAGCGTGACTTTTGGGATAAATGTCAAGCAGATTTACTTCCCAATGAAGTACGCTTTGATGTATTCGACGCTGCTGTGAACAGTGGCGTAAAACAATCAATTCAATGGCTTCAACAATCTGTTGGGGCTGAAGCTGATGGAGTTTTAGGGCCACAAACCTTAAAGTCCATCAGTGAATTGAATGCTCCTGCAATCAGTGCAAGGTTCAACGGTCATCGTCTGATGTTTATGACTAACTTGAAAACATGGTCAATCTTTGGCGGTGGATGGGCTAGACGGATCGCCAGCAACCTTTTGGGGTAATCCTATGGATTGGCTTGCAACTCTTAAAACATTAGCTCCTACAGTAGCTTCTGCCCTTTTTGGGCCACTTGGTGGGGTTGCGATTGCTTCGATTGGAAGTTTGCTTGGAATAAGTGACGCTACTAAAGACAAGATCAGCGAAATCATTCAATCTGGACAGATGACACCAGAACAGATTGGTAAGATTCGTGAACTTGAGCTTGAGTATCAAAACAACGAAAAAGAACGTGGTTTTCGTTACGCTGAACTAAGTTTTAAAGACCGTGACTCTGCTAGACAGGCGAATGTCGCAGGACAGATTCAAAAGCCTTTGTTCTGGTTGAGCTTACTTTTGCTCACAATTACCCTTGGAACTGAGTGCATGGTTCTGTTTAATGGCTATCCAGAAGGTACAGATCCACTGGTAGTTGGTCGAGTATTGGGCTTAATGGACGCTGTAGCTATGCTTGTATTAAGTTACTGGTATGGAACTACTAACGGAAGCCAGCAAAAGAATGAGTTACTTGCAGTGAAGTGAGCGTTGTCTTTATCTTCAATGAGCCTTAAAATGCTCAAAACCACAAAGGTATCAGCGTGACTACAGCATCAGTAATGACTTATGACTCACTTGTTGGCGACATTCAGGCGTACCTAGAACGAACTGATGCTGCAACAATTGCACAAATTCCAAGATTTATTATGTTGGCAGAGCAAGTTATTGCCAGCCAAATCAAATTCCTTGGGAATCTTACCGTAAATTCTAGTTCAATGACTGCTGGAAATCCAGTTATTGATAAGCCAGCCAGATGGCACAAAACAGTTTCAATGAACGTAACTGTATCTGGCACACGAAATCCAATACTTCTTCGTAAGTATGAGTACCTTCGTGAATACTGGCCTACACCTACCAATACAGACATTCCAAAGTTCTACTGTGATTACGATTACAGCCATTGGTTAGTTGCTCCCACTCCAACAAGTGCTTACACATTTGAAGTTCTGTACTACGAGCGTGTACAGCCTCTTGATTCTTCAAACCAAACCAACTGGTTTACAACTTATGCCCCACAAGCTCTTCTTTATGGATCTTTGCTTCAAGCGATGCCATTCCTGAAGAATGATGAGCGTATGGGAATGTGGCAACAACAATATGATCTGATCATGCAAACATTGAAATCTGAAGATGTTTCTCGTGTTGGTGATCGTTCTGCTATAGTTTTGGATACTTAACATGACAACATACAACTCACCCTTCGGTGGAAACGTAATCCAGCCAACGGACGTTAGTTATCGTAAGTTTACGATTGCTGCCAACACTACGTTGTCTTGGCCCTTAAATGGGAATACGTCAGGTGACTATGCCGCTAGGATCATGGAGGTTACAGCTTCTACCAGTGGTCTGAACCTCATCATGCCGCCTTCTAATCAAGCTTCTGTTGGTCAGGATGCTTTGATTCGTAATCTTGGCAGTAATTCATTTACTGTTACAGACTACAACAGCGGAACAATCATCACTATCTTGGCTGGGCAAGCTGAGTACATTTACATTACTGACAACTCTACCGTTGCTGGTTTGTGGGGAATCATCAACTTTGGCGCTGGAACATCAAGCGCAGACTCAGCAACTTTGGCTGGATACGGTCTAAGTGCTAGTTCTTTAACGCTTAATCAAAGTCATCCAGTATCTGGACTGATTGATGCTGCAACGCTTCAAGCGTCTGACTTGGCTCAGACTAAAGTATGGAGTTCTGGTAGTGGATCTGTAACGCTTCCTGCTGCCACCACACTTGGAAACAATTGGTTCTTCTTAATTAAGAACAACGGAACCGGAAGTCTGACGGTTAATACAACTGGAGCAGACCTAATTGATGGTACTGTTTCAAAAGTTTACAACCCTTCCGAGTCTTCGTTCATTGTCTGTACTGGTGCTGGTTACGTTTCAATTGGTTACGGTGTAAGTAGTAACTTTGCATTCACTGCACTGGTAAAGCCTGTAACTGGTGGTGCATATACTTTATCTTCTTCTGATGCAAAGAACACAATCCAAGAGTATGTAGGAAGTCTTACATCTGATGTTGTTGTCACTTATCCACCAGTTGTCAATCTGTACGTTGTAAGCAATCAAGTTACAGCTAACGGTTACACACTGACCATCAAAACAAACTCTATCGGAGCATCTACAGTTGTTGTTCCTGCTGGACAGCAAGCTACTCTAGTTTGTGATGGTGTTAATTTCTTTAACGCCAATTCAGTACAAATTGGAATTGTTTCGTTTAGTGTTTCAGATGGAACAGCGGGAACCCCTGCGATTAGCTTTGCGTCTGAAACAAACACTGGAATATTCCGTCCGGGAACAGGTGAGTTTGGTATTACGGTTCTAGGATCCTTGGTTGCAGACGTTACTGCCTCTGGTTTAGCTGTTACTGGATCTGGTACTTTTAGTTCTGGAATTTCTGGAGGCGGGTTCTAAATGACTCAAAAAGTATTTGCCTTAGATACTCAACCCGGCATTCAGCGGGATGGTACTGACTTCGATAAACAGTTTTACAACGATGGCAAATGGGTTCGTTTCCAGCGTGGTCGTCCTCGTAAAATTGGTGGGTATCGGGAAATACTTAACGACTTAGAAGGCCCATCAAGGGGAATCTATGTCAGTTCTCAGAACATCTTTACTAACATCTTCAACGGGTATGCAGATGGTCTTGAGCTACTTCCTGTAAATTCAGCCGGAATTGGTGCTGGTGTAAATCACCTTCCACTCTCAAACTTTACTGCAAGCCCTAAAAACCTTTGGCAGTTTGATTCGTTTACAGACGTATCTGGATCTGGAAATACGCTTCTATTAGCTCATCCCGGTCAAAATCTTGACTTGATTGACAGTTCAACAAACACACCTGTCTTGGGTGGGCCTATCACTGGTGGAGCAATGTCCAAGATTGGAGTCTTCACAGATTCTGCAACTACAGTCATTGGAAGCCCGAGTGTAACTTTGGCTGCATCAAATTTATTGATTGGTGCAGGACAGTCTGTAACTGGAACAGGCATTCCAAGTGGAACAACTGTTGTTTCTGTTTCTACTACTACAGTAGTTTTATCAGCTAACGCTACTGCGGCTGGAACAGTCACCTTAACCTTTGACAACAATGTAGACGTATCAGGTGGCGTAGTTGTACTTCACCCCTATGTGTTTGTGTACGGCAATAACGGTCTAGTTAAAAACTGTAGCGCAGGAAATGTTGATGATTGGGTAACTGCTGATGCCAATGAAGTCAATGTATCGGCTACAAAAATCGTACAAGGGCTTCCAGTGCGTGGTGGCTCCAACTCCCCATCTGGATTGTTTTGGAGCCTTGATAGCCTTGTACGGGTCTCCTTCATAGGTGGTACGGGGACTCCTCCTCAATACTGGCGCTATGACACCATTTCTAGCCAAAGTTCTATCCTTTCATCTCAGTCAGTTATTGAATACGATGGTATTTACTTCTGGGTTGGGGTTGATCGCTTCTTGATGTACAACGGTGTTGTGAAAGAAGTTCCAAACAACATGAACCAAAACTGGTTCTTTGACAATTTGAACTTTGCACAGCGTCAAAAGGTCTGGGTGACAAAGGTTCCCCGATTTGGTGAAATCTGGTGGTATTACCCACGGGGTGACTCTACTGAATGTAACGATGCCATCATTTACAACGTGCGTGAAAACACTTGGTATGACGCTGGGCAAGCTGAAGGCGCTCGTAGGTCTGCTGGATACTTTTCTCAAGTGTTTCACTATCCAGTAAATGCTTCGTGGGAACCAACAGTTGCAGACATTATTGATGAAGTTTCCATCCTAAATGGTGGAACTTTGTACACAAATGGAACGTATTTAGCTAAAGCATTAACTGGTGGAACTGGTTCTGGAGCTACTGCAAACATTGTTGTAGCTGGTGGAATAGTTACTTCTGTGACTTTGGATGATCATGGATATGGATATACAGTTAACGATGTTCTTACAGCATCCTTACCAGTTGGCAGTGGTTTCTCTGTAAAAGTTCTTGGAATTACAAACTTTGTTCCCTTGTATCAACATGAGTTTGGTGTTGACAACATTTCATCAGGAAATACTCTAGCCATTGAAAGTTCGTTTGAAACTAATGATCTTGGTTGGGTTTCTGGTGGCCCTGCACAATCAGCGCCAGTAGGTGAAAACAAGTGGATTCACTTGGAAAGACTTGAGCCTGACTTTGTTCAATCTGGTGAGATGAACTTATATGTTACTGGTCGTCCTTATGCTCAGTCACAAGACAAGACCACTGGCCCATATCCATTTGATCCTGATACTGGAAAGATTGACTTGCGTGAGCAGCGTCGAGAACTTCGCTTGAAGTTTGTATCTAACGTAGCTGGTGGAAACTATCAGATGGGTAAAGTCATTGTGAATGCTGACTTTGGAGATGTTCGTGGCTATTGATGTCGCACTGGTTTATGATCCTCGTGGACATACTTTTGTGTCATGGGGATCATTGATGTGTGAGCTTTATGCGACACAGCAACTTGAGATACCAAATGAACGAACAGATTGGAAGCGTTGGGGAGATGGCATTAGAGCAATTGATACTTTTGCCAATGAAGCTATCCCAATGACTGACGCATTTCAATCTTGGCAAGATTGGGCGCAAGAGCTTGTAAATGCTGTAAACCCACCACCACAATAAATAATACGAACATGAAAAATACAGAATCTTTTGGTGATTACACAGAATGGTTAGCTAGTCAAGGTCGTGGTGG